CGGAAGATCCTTCGATGATAGAAGAGCCCTTGGTAAGAGACGAACCGGTGACAGAAAAATCTCCACCAATATAAGAATCGGAAACTGTATAATTATCTCCCTCGATAACGGAAGATCCTTCGATGACAGAAGAGCCCTTGGTAAGAGACGAACCGGTGACAGAAAAATCTCCGCCGACATAAGAATTTGTGACTGCATAATTGCTTCCTTCAATAACGGAAGATCCTTCGATGATAGAAGAGCCCTTGGTAAGAGACGAACCGGTGACAGAAAAATCTCCGCCAATATAAGAATCGGAAACTGTATAGTTATCTCCCTCAATAACAGACGAACCATCAACCAATGAAGATCCTGAAATTTTAACACTATCACTGAAATTCCAAGAGTTGTTAGAAAGCCTCCACAGAATGCTTTTGTCTGTATTCCCTTTTAGCGTAAAACCTCCCCCGTCAGCAAGAACGTCCGAGTTATTTCCGCTACCTGCATCTCCAATAACAATGTTTGTGTCTCTTACAGTTAGAACTGTAGAATTGACAGTATTGACCTCTCCCCAAATAAACATATCCCCCTTGAGATAAATATCGTCCTTGACGTATATGTTTGAAAATTGCCCGCTATTAAAATACGCCGTGCCCCAGGCAACTTCTGGAAGTCCCAATCCGCCTTCCCCACTTGCTCTGGGAATTATTATCTTAGTTGTTTTTTCTTGATTGCATGTCATGGTAGTATATAATACACGGTTTTTAATTGAAAGTTATATAATTTATATTTCTAATCGCCTCATAAACACTCAAACAGATCCTTTTAATAAAATGCCCAAACTTAAATCGGATTCATTGATCTCAGAAGAGAAAGAAACGTTAAAACCGGTTGCGGAAACCCCGTATATCATATGCGAATAATAGGACAACGGAGGAGAAGAAGACTCAGAAATTATATTAATACTTATATTAGGGTTATCAGGGTACGACGCCTCAGCGCCTAAGTCTGAATACATAATTGAAACCTCGCTCGAGCCAGAGGGAAGAGAAAAAGAAGAAGAGTGTATAGAGTCCCGGAACTCCTGCAGGTCTCCAGAGATTGTTAAAACCGAACTGGCCAACTCTTGATCCTTAGATTGATCGCCAAGCTTTCTTGTAAAAACCCAATCGGTCAAATTGTTCTCTCCGGTTTTTTCGTACAACAGGTTTTTGCTAGTATCTATATATTCAGACCCTACGATCCCCGCCGCCTTCAAGCTTCCAGAAGGGGGCCCAACATCAGAAATCAAAGGCTTTCTTATACCCAGGTTAGCATTTACGAAGGTCTCGAACGCGCCCATGTCTTATTGACCCCTCTTGCTATGAAAGAGTAAAGCTGCAGAATATAAATCGAGCCGATGCTCGGAAGCTATATCTTGAACTCCTATTTGAGTGCCTAATTTTGCTATATTAGCAGAAGAAGCAATGCACTGTTTTAACTTTTCGTCCCAATTGGACGAGTCTTCAGAGATAATAACGGAAGCGCACAATTCGTCAAGCATGTTTTTTTCCGACTTACTTAACCTCTTCTTTGATGATTTGTTTTTCATCTCTGATTGAGCGGTTTTCTTCAAAGCTTCGGTTTGGTATATAACGCTCTGAAGAGATTCTCTGCTGTATAAATCCTTTGCCCTGGACTCTTGCGGTATGTCAGAAGTCCCGATAGGTCTTCCAACTTCAGACTTAGCTTTTGGCTTCTGAACGTTTCCTTGGGGCGGATCAGGGGGATTTATCATTGGGGTTCCGCCAACGATAGGGTTAAACATCCCATCTTTTCTTTGTTTGATAAATTCTTTTTGAGCGGAATCCAAATCCTCCGAATTGGGGTATGTCCCCTTGTTTAGAACCTCCATTCCTTGCTGTGGAGTGATAACACCCAGCTCCATAAGTCTTGTTGCGACCCTTTGTAATTGGACCTCATCCTTAACGTCTGTCTCTTGAAATTTAACGACGGGGTATTTTCTAAAACCTAAATTCTGGCAAACCATTTTTATTTGAGGTTGAAGAAAATCATACAAAAAAGCGTTCCTAGATTCCTTTAACCTTTCCATAAAGATTGTTGTTTTGACCTGCGTATTGCTATACCTTTCGTCTCCTACTATAACGTTCTGAAGCCCTTCTTTTATATCAGCGTTAATAACCTCGTACTTGCTGGGGCCAACAACCTTGCCTATATCTGGAATTATAAATTGAGCTTTAGTGGTGTAATCGCTAACTAAAACTCGGCCCACGCTTTCGTTTTTGAATAAGTTTTGCATGGCCTCCATGTTTCTCGGGTTAATACCTCCCTTATCGGGCTCCGCACCCATTGTTATGAGAAGTATAACATTCTCAATAGTTCTACAGATAGCTTGATCTATTTTTTTTAGTTCTAATTTGAAGTTGATATCGTCTAGTACTGGATAACCAAATGGAATAGCAAAAGGTTCGTAATCCTGCTTTTTATAAAATGAGTATATTAATTTAGACGGGTCAAGCTTTATATTTATTCCGTCTGAGTTATAGTTTCCGTTAACAATTTTATCCTTAACGCTTTTATCTAAAGAATCAAATACTTCTTGATCATAGTCGGTCTTTGGATTCTTTAATCTCTCTATATCGTACTCTGAAAGTACTTTTTCGTACGCCCCCGACTCAAAAGAGCTTGCTTTATTCGCTGTAATGTCAAAAGGGTTAAGCATAACATACCTAACCGGCAGTTTGCCGGGTTGCAGCGATATGGTTGACCCGTAAACTTTACTTAATTTATCGAAATCGTCCTTAGAAAAAGAGCCATCAACTCTGTATAAAAATATATTACCGCTTCGATAATATTCTCTAAAATACTGATCCTTTAGATTCCATAGGTTGATTTTGTCAAACCATTTAGTTATAAAATCTCTTGATTTTTGAGTTCCTCCTTCAAGGTATACCTCTGCATTAGCAAACTCAGACATAACGTCTATAGCGTTTCTAAATACAGATACATTAGCGTAGGCCTTTTGGCACAATTCGATAGACTCTCTTACGCTTACTCCGTCCGAGCCATAAGTGTAAGGTAATAACCCTCCAGATATATTGGCAAACCTGTCCTTTTTATTGTTGCTATGTATATAGTTTCTCCGAGATACGGTATCTTCGTTTTTGCTTGGCGATCTCGAATAGTTGGCTTTTGACTCTGAGTAAAACGGTTCTCCCGCAGACATAGGAGTAATGGGGCCAAGGCTTTCTTGAGCTTTAATATAATCGCTAATAGAGGAGGGCTCTTGCTTTTCGAACTTATTCCAATAATTAGACTTTTTATTATATTTCCTTTTACTCATCTCTTATGGTACACAAAAGTTAAAGTAAAGTCTACTGAAAGTTGAAAGTTAACATTTAACTTTTGAATTATAGTTAAACGTGTATATATAAGAATGCAAAACAAAAAACAGAAAAGATGCTTAGTTACTACAGCCCAAGGGGAGATCGAGGGCACTATAGTTAACGAATACGAAGAGATTGGGGGGCCAGATGACGGAGCTGTCTTTGCTACGATAGAACTGGACAACGGACAGATAATAACAGTAAGAATGTCAGAAGTCGAGGGTTGATTGGTGTATAAATATAAACATCCTTAAAACAAATTATAAATACCATGATTTTTGCAATAACAACATTAATTTCAGCTCTCAGCATTTCTATCATTGCGGCCTATTTCAGCATAATAGGTCTTGCAACCATTTTTCCAGGATCCATGTACGCAGTGATAGCCATGGGGTCTGTACTGGAAATTGGCAAAATCATAGCGTCAATCTGGCTTCACAAAAACTGGAAGTCGGCGCCAAAATTGATAAAGTTTTATCTTTTTTCGGCAATACTTATACTGATGGGTATAACAAGCATGGGGATTTTTGGGTTTCTATCCAAATCTCATATAGAACACGAGCAAACCGCTGAAAAATCTAAAGCCTTAGTGACTCAAGTAGAAAGTAAAATAGAAAGGCAGAGAGAATACATACAAAGACAAAAAGACTTGATAAGTAAAAAAGAAGAGGAATCAGAGAATCTCGGAGGAAAAACTTCTGAAAACATAAAACTTGAACAAGGAAAAATATCTCAATTAACAAATCAACTAGATAGAGATATAAACATTGACAACGAAATACTAAAATCCCTAAACAACAAACTTTCTATATTAGATAAAGAATTAAATGATTTAAAAAATAAGTCTGGCAGTTTATTCTCCAGTAAAAAGAAAGATGTCGAAGCTAAAATATTAGAACAAAAAAGCGAAAGAGAAAACATAGCTAAAAAAATAAAAACTGCCGAAGACAACATATCCAAGCAAAGAGCAGAAACTTCTGAAATAATATCTAACATAAGAAAAAGAATACAAGAATACCAATCATTAGGTTTTGAGGATCCAGGCGAGGCAGACTCTAGGGTTGAATTATTTAACATGAATATATCTAAAGCTCTAGACGAGATTGATACACTAGAGCAAGAGAAATTTAATTACAGCGACGGAACGCGACAGCTAGAAGCTGAAATTGGGCCCATTAAATATGTCGCAGAATTTATTTCAGACATAACAGGATCTTCTTTTGACATAAGTAAGGCTGTAAGGGTGGTAATATTAATATTGATTTTCGTATTTGATCCGCTAGCTATACTTCTGGTACTCGCGGCACATATTAGCTTATCAAAAAGATTCCCAAACATAGTTATAGACGAAGAATCCTACATCAAAAAAACATCTGAGCTAGAGATCAAGGAAAGAGAAATAAGCTCAAAGGAGCTGGAACTCACAGAAAGACAAAAAGATATTGAAGAAAACTCTAAGATCATAAAGCTTCACGAAGATCAAATCCAACAGTACCAAGAAGAGATTGCCGAAAATAAAGATGCAATTAGACTAATTAAATTAGAGACAGAGAAAGGTATCATTGAGATGGAAAAACACTCTCCAATAAAACAAGAAATTAAAAACTTAATAAAAGAGAAAGAAGAGGAGTCGAACATTTTAAATAAATTAAAAAACGAAAAGAGTAAAATCCTCTGTAAGCTTGACAAATTTGACGAAGATTGTCGGGAAATAAAAAGCGTCTTCACTAAACACGGAGCGAACAAAGACAAAATAACAAAGTTAAAAGAAAAACTGGAAGAAAGTTTGATTCAAATGACCAAACTTAAAACTAAAACCTTGCTCCTTGAGGAAAGAAACTCCGAGCTCGAAGAGCGGGCCGTAGATACAAATAAATTAATATCCGAACTGGATTCACTTAAAAGCGAAAACCAAACCGTAAAATCAGAACACGCACAATGCTCAGATCTCTCAACTCAAATCAAACAGCTAAAAGAACAAAGAGATAAGTTGTTATCCGAAAAAGCGGGATCACAAAGCTCTTTGATAATAAAAAACAACCTAGGAAACGGAAACTTCTCTATTGAAGTGGTTTCTGAAATAGGTGGATCTCACACATTTACCAAGGTTGGCGATTTCAATAAAGCTGAAATGCTAAACTGCCAAGCGATAGGGTGCGAAATTGACGAGATCTGCCCCGAGAGAAAAGGCCCCCTCTTATTGAAGGTTTTTGAATCTAATATTAAAAAATACCTCGACAATAGGTTAGATAATAGAGAATACAAAAAAAGCAAACCTGAGTATAAATTTATGCCTTGACAAAGACCGCCTTATCATTTATACTGATTAGGTGAAAAAAAAAATAAACAAAAGAGACTTAATTAAAAAGCTCGTTGTCGAACCTAAGTTTCAAAAAAGGATGTTTTGGGCCAAGGAAATGAAGCTTCTTAACGACCTCATGTCCATCTTTGAAGATCTAGATTTTTGGGAAAGGATAAGAATAAGGAAGGTTCCCTCTTTGGCGGTATTGAAATCTACTAAAGGTTTACTTATCATCAAAAAGAAGTTCAGAGAATTCTCTTACAAGATTCCCGAAAAAGCAACAATAACCCTGGGAAAAAAAGAGGGAGAAGACAAGAAAATCTTAAAAAAAACAAAAACAATTAGACAATTCATAGATGAGTAAAACAAAAAAAGAACAGCCGCAAACTACAGATCAAATTTCTAAATTTTTAAACGATAAAGATAATCAGAAATATCACTACAACTTTCACGAATCAGAAGATTATAAAATATCAAGCGGAAGTCTAAATTTAGACATGGCCCTAGGTGGAGGCTTGCCGTCTGGAGCTCATAGATTTACAGGTATAAACGAAGGAGGCAAAACTAGTTGCGCATTATCCTTTGCAAGAAACTTTCAGAAGCACTTCAAAAAAGAGGGCATGATTATATACATCAAGAGCGAGGGAAGGTTGAGTCCTGAAATGCTAGAGAGGTCAGGGGTTGACCTCTCTCCTGATAAATTTTTCATCTTTGACTGTAATATTTTTGAAAAAGTTTTTGAATTGGTAAGAGAGCTTGTTTTTCAAAACGAAGAAAGCAAGAAATATATGTTCATTATTGATAGCGTTGACGCCCTGTGCAGGGTTGGGGATATAAATAAGCCATTTGCCGAATCAGAGCAGGTAGCAGGAGGAGCTCTTATAACTTCAGTTTTTTTAAAAAAGATGGTGTTACCAATATCTAAAATGGGACACACGATGATACTGACGAGCCAAGTCAGGGTAGAGGTCGCAACAAACCCTTATGCCGCAAGAGGCGGCCCAAAGACAAAAGAAGCCGGGGGAAACGCGGTCAAGCACTACGCAAACTTCATTCTCGAATTCCAAGAGAGGTACACCTCTGATATGATATTTAAAAACCCTAGCGCTACCACATTAGAGGCTAAAGGTGAGCCTATAGGCCACTACTGCAAAATAAAATTCAGAAAAAGTGTCAATGAGAAAACTGGGTCTGTCGTAAGGTACCCAATCAAGTACGGGCAGAAAAAGGGCAGTTCGGTGTGGAGAGCTAGAGAGATCCTCGACATGTTGTATTTGTTTAAGTTAATCAGTAAAAGCGGAGCCTGGATATCGGTTTCCGACGATTTAATTAAAGAGCTAGGCTCTAAAAAAATAGAGATTCCTGAAAAGTTCCAAGGGGACCAGAAGATTATAAGCTTCTTAGAAGAAAACCAAGCTCTTAGTGATTTTTTATATAAAGACTTCAAGAGCTTAACTGATGCGATTTAAAACCCTGATTGGCTCAGAAAGAACCGTATCTAAATCTAAAAAATACCTTGTCGACTGGGACGGGTCCAGCAGAAGCAAGCTCCAAAAAGCAACAAAGGCGTTCTTAAAAAAATACTGGCACAAGCATATTGTCTTTGAGGAGTTTCCGGTTGTGGGGACTAGATTGTCGTTGGATTTTTACAATGCCAATAAAAAAATAGCAATAGAAGTCCAGGGCCGGCAACACACGCAGTATGTACCCTTTTTTCACGGAAAAAACAAGATTAACTACATAAATCAGCTAAAAAGAGACGCAGACAAATTAGAGTTTTGTAAAATAAACAACATTAAATTAATAGAGATATATGAGAGTGATGCTGTTAATAAAGAATTGTTCGCTAAATTTGGAGTAGATCTATAGTTTGTGTAATATAACATATGAACGACGAAAATATTGATCCAGAAAATTTAAGTGAATTCAATTTTCCTGAGAGTGTTCTCTCTCAGATTTTTGAGTTTACAGGTTCCACAGGTGGAGACAGCGGTTTTATCTTAGCCCACGTAAACCAGATGGGAACCCCCTCTATAATAACAAAAGCTTCTTCTCCTATTGTAGAAATGGGACTCAGGAAGGCTTTAGAGCAGTACCTAGAACAAGTAGCTACCCAAGATTTACATCTAGATTCTACAGACCTCGGGGACGAAGAAAGCTCTTGACATTTTTATTCATGTGTGATACCATTCTATTATGGTATATTCATATGAACTAGAACAACATTTGCTCGCAGGGTTAATTAAATACCCAGAGTCCTACCCCTTAATTGCAGCCTTTATAACTAAAGACGATTTCTTCTCCCAAAACACAGCTGTTAATAAAACAATATTCTGCGTACTTCGTCAGTCCCTAGAGGCTTCTGAAATCTTAGACGAAGTTTTATTATCGCAAAGGGTTAAATCTCTAGGTATGTCCTTCGAAGATAATATAAATATTGGCGATTATATTAAAGCTTTGTCAATGAGGCAAATATCAAAAGAAGGGGTTGTTAAGGCGGCTAAAGAATTAAAAAAAATTACAGTTAGGAGGGAGATTCACGACGCATCTATAGATGTCGCAAAAAGCATGAAAAGTATTTCTGCTAGCTCAACCTACGATCAAATAGTATCTGAGGCAGATAAAATATACAATGAAAAAATCAATCTTTACGAGATAGGTTCAAGTAACCCCGAAAACCTTTTTGACGATATGGAAGACTGGATTGAGGATAGAGGAAACAACCCTATCGATGAATTCGGGCTAATGGGGCCACACAAAAGAATAAATGAGTGCTACGGATCGCTACTTAGACCTGGAAACATTACGGTTGTTGTGGCTAGGGCTGGAGTAGGTAAAACGCAATTTTGTATGGATTTCTGCACAAAAGTCTCTGCAATCAATAACAACGTACCTATCCTTCATTTTGACAATGGCGAGATGAGTAAAGAAGAGCTTATTGTAAGGCAATGCTCCGCTCTATCCGGAGTTCCCATGCATTTGTTGGAGACGGGCAGATGGAGGCAGGCGGGCCAAGAAGTAATAGATAAAGTAAGAGATACTTGGAAGAAGGTCAAGGATTTTAAATTCTTCTATTATAACGTAGCAGGGCACTCGATAGAAAGCATGATCAATATTATAAGAAGGTTTTATTTCTCTGAGGTGGGCAGGGGAAACAAGATGATATTTAGTTTTGACTACATTAAAACCTCTTATGAAAAACAAAACGGTTTAAGCTCTTGGGAAACCGTTGGTAGAATGGTCGATAAGTTTAAACAATTAATACAAAAAGAACTTTGCTTCAGCG